TTCCGCCTTCGACAGCTTGTCCGTCAGGGCTTCGATGCGGGCGGCGGATTTGCGGCACCAATCGCAAGCCATTTCTTTGGTCGCATGTACTGGATAGCCGCAAGCGCCACAGCATGTTTGGTCACTCATGGCTCTCTCCTTTGATCAACGCGCTGTCAGCTTCTGCCAGTGTTTCTGCTAAATCGCGAACAGGAATGCCGCGCAAAATTCTTTCTGGGATAGGGCGAATGCGGTTTAGTGCAGACCGAAGCGCATTCCGCTCCTTGGTCAAGGCTTCGATGCGGTCGGCGGCTTCCCAACCATCATGCCCCAGCGGTTCATATTCGTCAGCACGACGCAGCCGCTTCACCAGTTCTTCGTCAGTCATAGTCCTTCACCCCATGTTTCTCGATGTCCTTGAGCATCAGCATCAGCGCCATCTGCACGTCCTCGACGCTCTCCCCTGTCACTTGCACAGGCTCGTCGGTCCATGCGGGGCCATCGTCCATCTCGTAAAGTTCGTGGATGGCGTAGTAGTATTCCCCGTCCACCTCGTTCGGTCGCGCCAGCTTGTGCCGCATCAGTTGGTAGTGCCAGTGGCTCATTTCGGCCTCCGCTGCTTGCTGTCTTTCCAATCCACTGTCCCGATCTGCACGATGCCGGGGAAGTCGTCGATGCGGCGGAAACTACCTCCTTGATTGCCCCAAGAACAAGACATGGTACGTGGTTCTTCAGTATAAGCCCGCACTATCCCATCTTTATCCCGCGCCACCCACTCAACCCAATCAGGCAGTCGATCCCATGCGATCACGTCTTGGGTCTTGGGCAGGGGGACGGTGCGGTAGACCCAATCGGAGAAGGTGGCATTGGTGGCTGCATACCACCCCTTCACATCAAACCACGCTTCTATCATCCCACCCGCCTTCTCATGCTCATGCAGCGCAGCCTTTTCCTCGTCGGTCAGCAGGCCGTAAGGCACTCGGTTGTTGGTCATGTCTACGGTCATTTTCTGTTCCTTTCCCAAGCCGCCCGCGACAGCCTGTTCGCCAGCGCGTCCATGTCCTCCACCGTGATCTGCCTGTTGGTCATGATGGCCCAGTAGACCAAGTCCATGAACCGCTTGGGCGGCAGCACGGATGCTGCGTTGCTGATCCCCAGTGCCGCCTCTGCGTGGATGTCGCGGTGCGGCAGGGTCTTTGGTTCCTTGCGCCAGAACATCATGACGCCACCTGCAACAGGTCGAGCATCTCCAGCGCGTAGAGATCAGTATGCGGCAGCTTCATGCGGCGCAATTCGGCCTCCACGTCGCTCACTTCGGCATCGATGAACTTGGCCAGTTCGTAAGATGTGGCGGGGCCGTTGGCCAGTTCCTCGCGGATGCGGTCGGCCAGCGTTGGCTGTGGCAGCGGCCCTGCATCCTCCAGCGAGATTGCCAGCCAAGGCGTTTTCTCCGGCTGGCTCATGTTCGGCACGATCTGCGCCATGACCTTCTGGCCGGGGCGCAGGCTGGCATCCAGCGCCAGCTTGGACGGGATGAACACGTTCTGGGTCATGTCGCTGGCAAGGACCGCGAAGGTGGTGCCAGTGGCTAGGCGGTTTGTTACGATAAGTTCAGTCGGTTGCATTGTTGTTCTCCAGATATGCAAGTTGGTCTTCGGCGTCACGTTGATAATGGATCAGGATCATAATCTCTTCCCCGACCCATGACGGCCTGACGCCAGTGCCGTATCGCTTTTCTAGATCGTCGATCTGCTGTTTCTTCAGTTCGATGTAGGCGAGTAGGTCTTGCTTGCTCATCACATGATCCCCAGCCGATCCAGCGCAAAAAACGACTTCTTGTAACTCTCTATGAGACGATCAACGCGGGTGATCTTGTCTTGAATTTGCGGGCTGTGCGCGGCCTCCCTGCCATCGTTGGTAAGCGTCTCGCGGTAATCCCACAGCGCGGTCAGCACGATGTGGGTGTCGGTTGCTCCAAGTCTGACAGCCATCTCACCACCCCATCCCGAAGCCGAAGAGGAAGCCCGCGTAAAGCAGGCCGAAGATGCACAAGATGCCGATCAGGTCGGCGGCGATGTCTCGGATTTTCATTTGGGTTTCTCCTTGCTTGATAGTTTGTGCCGTGAGCATACATTTGGCTACACCGCACGCAAGCACAAAAATGCACTTGACGCAAAATTATTTCACACATAGACAGATCGAACCAAGCCACAGGAGGACAAAATGGCCAACTTCAAGTTTCAACTCGGCGAGCCTGTTAAGATCGACATCAGCGGAGAAGCTGGTGAAGTCATCGGTCGCGCGGAGTATTTGGCAACGCCGCCACAGTATTTCGTGCTGTTCAAGGCGGCTGATGGCCGAGCCGTAACTGCATGGTGGGAAGCAGACTTCCTCTCATCCATCTAATCCAAACCACAGGAGGACGCCGTGAAGGCACAAGACCAAATCAGACAGTGGGCGGCGGACGGCGGGCGAAAGCTTGGCTGGATCGCCGACCAAGTCCCCGTCGCCAAGTCCAGCATGTCGCGCTGGATGCAGAATAATATCACGCCGGGCGCGATCTACCGCAATCGGCTGGCCGAGATCACGGGCATCGACAGCCTGCGTGACAAGGGGACGTGGAAATGAACCGGGCCGAGATCTTGGACACCGCCAAAGAGTACGTCACCAAGGATCGCGCCAGCACGCACGGTGACGCCGAGGCCAACTTCGGCCTGATCGCCGCTTACTGGTCGGCACACTTGAACAAGAACATCAGGTCGCACGACGTGGCCGTGATGATGACGCTCTTGAAGCTGGCCCGCGCCAAGTCAAACCCGGCCCACGCGGACAACTGGATCGACGGCTGCGGCTATCTGGCCTGCGGCGGCGAGATTGCAACGGGGGAAACCAAATGAAGCTGCACGAACTCAAGGCAATCATCGACGGCTTGGTCGATGTCCACGGCGGCGACATGGAAGCGCGGTTCAAATACCGCTTCGGATCGGGCCGCACGGCGCAAGGATCGGTCACATCGTATCAGGTCAGCACGCCAATGCACGGCGACAGACAGGGCTTCGTCCGCTTCGCCATCGATCACGCACGCGGGGAGCCTGAGTGATGGCCCTTTACATCGGCATCGACCCCGGCAAGACGGGCGCCATCGCTGTCATGGACGGCGACGACATGAGCGTGCGCGTGTTCGACATGCCCGGCACCATCGAAGAAAAGCGTGCGATCCTGTCCGAGATCGGCAGCGTGCGGTGCGCTTGGATCGAGAAGCCGTTTTTCCCGAGGGCCATAGGAACCGCCAACGTAGCCAAGATTGCCCAAGCCTATGGTGAGATGAAGGCCTGCCTGTTCTACGCGGGCGTGCCGACGAATGAAGTGCCGCCAGCCGCTTGGAAGAAGCATTTCGGCCTGTCAGGAGACAAAGACGCATCGCGGGCATACGCATCCAGCGTGTTCCCGGATCAGGCGCACCTCTGGGCGCGCAAGAAAGACGACGGTCGGGCCGAGGCGGCGCTGATCGCATATTACGGATGGAGGAAGAAATGAGAACCGACCTGACCAACGAGCAATACCACGCTCATGCCGCCATATCGTCCTCGGACGTGAAGGCGGTCTACAAAACCTCGCTGGCCCACTGGAGGGGGCGCGTCAGAAAGCCCAGCAGCGCCTTCGCTATGGGGTCAGCCGTTCACGCGCTTGTGCTAGAGCCGGAAAAGAACCTCGTCCTGCGCGGACCCGAGGATCGCCGTGGCAACAAGTGGAAAGAGGCCCAGCTTGCCGCCGATCTGGACGGCCAGATCCTCCTGCCCGAAGGCGACTTCGATCTTGCAGCACGCATCGCGGACGCAGCCAAAGCCCACCCGGTCCTGGCCCAGTATCTGGCCGATCCGACATTCGTGGCCGAGGCCAGCTTCTTCGGCATCGACCCAGAAACAGGCGTTGAGATCAAATGCAGGCCGGACGGCTACCTGCCCGAGGCTGGCTTGGTGTTCGACCTGAAGACCACCACAGACGCCAGCCCCGACGGCTTCCCGCGTGAGCTGCGAAAATACGCATACGACGTGCAGGCCGCCTTCTACCTGCGCGCCCTGCGTGCCGCTGGTTTCAAGGCCGAGACCTTCATCTTTGCCGCCGTCGAAAAGGAAGCGCCTTATGCTGTCGGCCTGCACGCCCTGACCGACCGCTATTTGCAGCATGCCGATCTGATCGTGACCGATACCCTTCAAAAGATCAGCAACGCCATTGCAGTTTCATCCTTCCCAACTGGATGGGATCTGATTAACCATATCGACCTGCCGCGTTGGCAGACCGAGACCGCCGAAGATGACATCTTCACCGAAACCGTAGACTTCTGAGACCACAAGCCAGAGAGGAGCAAATCATGGCTAACAATAACGAAGACTTCCTGAAGATCCTCGCGACCAACGTGACGATCCAATATCCACGCCTCAATAGCACCTACCGCTACAACCCGCAGAAAAAGCAGTCGGAACCCTGCGCACAGACCGCGAGCCTTGCGGCATGGTCAGTGACCTTCGAGATGCCGAAGGAGCAGGCAAAGCCGCTCTATGAGCAACTGCGCGCCCACTATGAGGCAAGCAAGGCGCGCAATGCCAAGCTGCCGGCATTCAGCAAAGTATTCGGCATGAAGAAGCTGAAGGACGAGCATGGCAATGAAACGGGCATCGTCCAGTTCGCCGCCAAGCGCAACGGCGTCAGGGGCGATGGCACGCTCAACAAGCCGCCGATGGTCATTGACGGCCAGAAGCAGCCGATTGCCGATCTGGGCTTCTGGGGCGGCACCAAAGGCGTCGTGCGAGCCTATGCATGCGCGACTATGGACCCGGAGGGATCTGGAGGAATTTCGCTGATCCTGGATGCGGTCCAATTGACTGAACCGCCTCGCTACGGAAACGGCGGTCTTGATGACTTCGACACCGTCGAAAGCAAGGCCGATCCGTTCGAGCAGGCCAAAGCACCCTTGACCGAGCAGAAGCGCGAGAGCATCAAGGAAGAACTCGGGGACGACATCCCGTGGTGATATAAAAAGAACCCCGGCGTGAGACCAACGCGCCGGGGTTCAGTTAAGGCAGGCGGAACCGAGGGAGGAGCAGGTTCCAGATGTGTGAGAGCAACCCAACACAAGGAATACTTTAATGCAGTCTATATCTGGTGGCAAGTGGATCGGTGGCCACAATGTCTGACATCCGCTTTCTCACCGCGCCCGGATCTTTCCACACACTCATCGACAAGCCCGGCCAGGTTTATCCCGGCATCTCTTGGGCCGAGATCGCCAAGATGGTCGCCAACCCGCAGGCGAAAGAAAAGATCGACGCCGATTTCTTCATCCCCTCGACCTACCGCGAACACGACGGCAGATCGCACGAAGCCCAGCGTGAGCGTGGCGCCTTCCGTATGCTGGCCCTCGACATTGACCGTGGCAACCCCAGCCTCAACGACGTGCTGGCCGCCGTGGAGGCTGTCTGCGGTCCTGTCAGCCTGCTTGCCTACTCATCATCAGGAGCAAGCCCAGAAAACCGCAAATGGCGCGTCCTGATCCCGCTGGCGGGCGTCCTGACCGGCGCTGACTATGAGTTGGCCCAGACAGCCCTGTTCGATCTCCTGCATGCCAATGGCATACACCCCGACGGCGCGCTGGCACGTTGCGGCCAGCCGATCTATTTGCCCAACGTGCCGCTTGGCAAACGCAACCCGGATCTCACCCCGATCTTCTACCAGCACCGCATCATCCGCGCCGGCACGCTGCGTCTGGATGCCGACAGCGCCATCCGCCAGGAGATCGACCGCAGGCTGGAGCAATACCGCCTCGCCGCCGAACAGGCAGAGCGTGCGCGTGCCGAGCGTGAGCGCCAGCGTGCCGAGCGTCGGCAGAAGTTTCCCGATCAGGTCAGCCCGGTTGACGCCTTCAACGCTGACCACACCATCGAGGATCTGCTGGCCCGCTACCAATATGAGCGGCGCGGATCTTCCCAACATTACCGTTCTCGGTATCAAACCAGCCCCAGCTTCGCCACGCAAAACTTCTTATCGCATTGGGTAAGTCTTTCGGGATCTGACGCGGCCGCTGGCATCGGCAGGCCGAAGTCTTTGGGGGAGCATTCATTTTGCTGGGGTGATGCGTGGGACCTTTATGTGCATTTCGAGCATCAGGGCGATTTCGATAAAGCCCTGCGCGCCTATGGACTGGAGATCAGCCCGGCCAAAACCGAGATCGACGTGCCAGAGAACGGCATGGATGATTTCGACTACATCGCCCCCGCCTCCAACGAAATTTCGTCGGAGAAAATCGTCAACGAAACAAAGGTGGCAGACCCCGCCAACGAAATTTCGTCGGACGATGACATAGACCTGGACAGCTTCGACACCCCAGACGCCCCCGAGGCGGCCCCGGATTGGCCCACGCTCTACGATATGTTTGACGAGGCCAGCATCGAGCCTCGCCGCTGGATATATGGCCACCACTATCTGCGATCCTTCGTCAGCGTGCTGGCATCGGCAGGCGGCATCGGGAAAACATCGTTGCAGATCGTGGAAGCCCTCGCCATCGTCACGGGCCGCCCGCTGCTGGGCGAGGAAGTCAAAGAGCGCACCAACGTCTGGATCGTCAACCTTGAAGACCCGCTCGAAGAAATCCAACGCCGGGTTCTCGCTGCGATGCGGCATTACGGCATCAAGCCCGAGGAAGTGCGCGGCAAGCTATTCGTCAACGCAGGCCGAGACTTCAGCCTCAAGTTCGGCATCCAGACACGCGAGGGCGTCCTGCCCAACACAAAGCTGGTCGAATATCTCTGCGCCAAGATCCCCGAAAAGCAGATCGGCTGCGTGTTCATAGACCCATTCGTTAATGCCCACGCCATTCAAGAAAATGATAACATGGCCGTGAACGCCATTGTGGCAGAAATAAGGCGAGTGGCTGACGAAACAAAATGCGCCATCGGGCTGGTCCACCACATCCGCAAAGGCAACGGAGAAGATGCCAGCATCGACAGCGTGCGCGGCGCAGGCAGCCTGATCGGGGCGGCACGGGCTGCGCGCGTGGTCAACCGCATGTCAGCCGACGACGCCACCAAGCTGGGCATAGACGAGACCGAGGCGCGCAGCATCTTCCGAGTGGACGACGGCAAGGCAAACCTGGCCCCTCCAGCCGCTGTGGCCGTCTATCGCAAGATGGAGGGCGTCAAGATCGACAACGGCGAGTGGATCGGCGTCTGCGTGCCGTACACGCTGCCTGACGCATTCGACGGCATCAGCGCCAAAGATGCCAAGGCAGCCCAGAGGATCGTCGCTGACGCCCACACAAACGACGAGCCACTGCGCGAAAGCCAACAGTCTAAAAAATGGGTGGGCGTCCCGATAGCAGACATGCTCGGCAT